AAACCCAATCCCATTTCATTAAAAGTCGCTTCCGCCGTAACAGGATCAGCCCATTGGCGAGTGGCCCGTTTGGGCACGAGTTTCCACCCCGGCACTGGCGCGTTATTTTCCAGCATTGTTTGGGCCAATTCACGCACGCTTTTAGCCCATTCTTCCGCAAGGATCGCAAACGCCAGAGCATTGCTAACTTTCTCCACGTCAATGGCCTTAACCTTCGTCGCAACGGCGCGCTCAAGCTGACCCGTCAGCAGCGGACAGACAGGCTTACCGGCGCACCAACGACAATGGTCGCCAGCTTCAAACTTAGGGTTAGGACGAAACGACGCTTGCACGGCGTCATACAGCGTGCGTTCGAACGCCTTGATGCGACCGGGCGTTGTCACCCAACGCTTAACGTAAGGCGGCTGCACAATGATGATTTCAATTTCATCAACGCCTTCAAAAATCCAGCGCAGCGCTTCCGTCCGCATACCAGCGGCGGTATAGAACATGCCCTGTTCGTTTTCTTCGGCGTCTACCGCAACGCCATCCCCAAACTTCCAGTCAAGGATTATCGCACGATTGCGTATACGGCCAGCGAGATCGCAAGAACCGTAAACTCCGGCAAGAAAGTCATTGAAATGGACATTTACCTCCGTAACGAACTCAAGTTCATTATTAGGGTCGATTTCATTCAACGCGTCAAGCGCAAGGATTAACTTCTCATTGTCAGGATAATCTTCTACCTTCGCGCCATGCGACAGGATCATGTGCATAGCTTCGTGCAGACGCGAGCCTTCTTCAGCGTATTTGCTTGTAGGCTTTTCAGGAACTGTATTAACAAGCGCCCGCGATGCAGGGCAATTTATCAAGCGCTTAGCGGTCGAACCGCCTACAATGTTGCTGTGTGCCATTACTTTACCTAACCTTTCGTGATTCGACACTAGACTTTTCTTTACGGGTGTGTCAAGAGACTTTTTATGCTTGAACGTGAAATCGAAAAATATTTTGTGAAATGTGTGCAAGCCGTTGGCGGCAAAGCATATAAATTTGTCTCGCCATCGAATCGCGGCGTCAGTGATCGTGTGGTTTGCTTTGCTGACGGGTCCACACATTTTGTCGAATTGAAACGTCATGGCGGTAAATTATCGCCATTACAACAAATATTTGCGTCTGATATGCGCGCGTTAAATCAGAACTATGCCTGCCTATGGTCCAAAGAGGATGTTGACCAATGGATCTGCGACCATACCAGCACGAAGCCGCCGATTTCCTCTTCGCCCATGATCGGGCGATGATCCTAGCGCCAGTCGGCGCGGGCAAGACAGCGATTACGCTAACGGCAATGTCGGACATGACGGCTAAAGGTCATTGCGACCGCTGGCTTGTGCTTGCGCCGAAGCGCGTCTGCACTGACGTGTGGCCTGTTGAGCGGCCAAAGTGGGCCGAACACATGAGCATGGCCGTGGCGGTCGGCACGCCAGGGCAGCGCAAGAAAGCGTTCGCCGCTGACGTTGATATAGTCGTCACCAACTACGATAACATCCCATCAATAGATCCTAAAGACTTTGACGGCATTGTATTTGACGAGCTAACGCGTCTGAAAAACCCATCCGGCAAACGCTTTAAGTTCCTGCTCAAGATCCTTGATAAGTTCAAGATCCGCTGGGGCTTGACCGGATCGTTCACATCGAACGGCTTAGAGGACGTATTTGGGCAATGCAAGGTCGTCGACCAGACGCTGCTAGGCCGTAGCAAAGGCGCGTTTTTACAGCAATACTTTTACTGCGTGAACCGCGACTTTGGCCAGTGGGAGCCGCTGCCGCAATCTTTGCCAATGGTCATGGAACGAATCAAGCCAGCGACCTATTTGCTGGAGCCTGGCGAGTATAAGGACAAGCTGCCGCCGCTCCATGTCGTGCAGATCCGATGCGATCTTGAAGACCGCACGCCATATGAGAACATGAAGAAGGAATATGTGCATGAAGAGATCACGGCTCCAACAGCGGCTGCTGTCACAAACAAGCTTCAGCAGCTCACGTCCGGCTTCGCTTATGATAGCCAAGGCGCTGCTCAGTGGTTTGGACGCCAAAAGTTTGAATCTCTCCGAGACATCCTCGACGAAAACCAACGAGACAACACTATCATCGTCTACAATTACAAAGAAGAATTAGCGGAATTACAACGCCAATTTAACGTCACGACAATCGACGCACCAAACGCCGTCGAGCGCTGGAACGCCGGCGAGATCGAATTGCTGGCGATCCATCCCAAAAGCGCTGGCCACGGGCTTAACTTACAGTTCGGCGGCAACAAGATCGTCTTCCTGTCGCTGCCGTGGTCGCTTGAACTATTCGAACAGACAGTCGGCCGCCTGCATCGCAGCGGGCAGACGCGCGACGTGTGGTGTTACGTCATCATGTGTAATAAAACTATTGACGAGAGAATATGGTCTGCGCTACACGATAAACGAACACTGGCTGAAATAGCCTTGGAAGAATTGAAATGACAGTCACATGGAAAACTCTTAACGATCAGCTTGCTGATCTAACGGAACAAGAGGTCTTAGATCTCTTGGAGGAAGAACAGCGTCACGCCCGGCGCTCGACCATCTTAGTGCGTCTGCACCAACGCTATACGGTGCTGCGCATGTTACGCGAACGGGCGGCCATCATGGAGATGATAAATGAACCCTCAAGAACTGCTGTATGAAGCTGCTAAGATCATTGACCAGCGCGGTCAGGGATATGGCGGCATAGAGAACAATTTCCAGCTTGCGGCCGATCTGGCCACGCTGCGTCTGGGGCGCGAGTTTCACCCTTACGAGATTGCGATTATTCTGGCTTGCGTTAAGAACGCGCGCGCGTTTGCGTCACCTACCCACATGGACAGCCATGTCGACGCGGTGAACTATGAACTGTTCGCGGCCACGTTTGCCGAAGATTACGCGCAGGCGCGCGGTCTTCAGGACGTGTCATATAGGGCTAAGAAAGACTTAAAGGCGGCACGTGCGGCGAAGCCGGCCGTAGTCGACGACAAGTCGAGCAACAGCGCTGTCGCGGGGGAGAGCGCTTAACTCTTTGGCCGCTTTGGTTTGGAGTTCGGCCGAATAGTCGACCAGCGGAGGGCACGTGCCGCTGCTGGTCGACTGACACCCACTAAAACTTGCCAGCATCAAGATCAGCGGCAGTTTCATCTTTGGTTTTAGGTTCTGCAACCTGTCCCCTTCAATCTTGCGGCTTGGTGCCGCCGGTGACGTTCCAGTCTTTAGCGGCGACAAGACCCAGCGCAACGAGCGCGTTTTGAAGATCCGTCCAGTTCACGTCTTTGGTCTGCCAAGCGTGGAACAGAACGGACAACAGCGTCAAAATGCCAGGGATTGTGGTCATCCAGTTAACTAACATTTTAGCCTCCATTAATTACATGGCCGCGACGTGCTATCGCGGGCGATACATTCGGCATACTTAAGATCAGCGCAACCTGTTAGCGCGAGCATAAGTCCCGCACAACAGAGTAAACGTCGTTTATGCGGTTCGACCAACCACGCCCAAACGTGCCCCATGTCGGCAATCCTTTTAGAAAACCGAGTCTTTTATCGGTGAGTTTATTGCCAAGATAGGCTTTGGCGGCGGCTATCGTCTTCGGGCCAATCACGCCGTCCTGCGTGACGCCGACCATTGACTGAAGATATTTAGAAGCACGCCCCACGCCTGAATTAACAGCAAAGTCAAACACGGCAAAGTCTAAGCCGTCTGGCAGATCGTCGCCTCTAATCTTGTCCCAGTATTGCGTCTTATAAATCGCGGCGACTTCATCCTGCGTGATGTTAAACACGTCTTTATCAGATTTGCCGCGCCACGCGTTGTAGGTATTCTGCGTAATTCCGTAGGCAGTCCGGCCGCCAGGGTCACGCGGATCGTCGACCTTGCCGCCTTCGTAGCGCAGCGTCGCCTTCAGCGCAGCGTCATAATTCTCTTTCATCGGTCAGCCTTTGTGCTGAGCATATCGCGGATCTTGTCTAGCCGCTCAAACACTTGATTGAGAGTCGAATTAAATTCTTCGCGGGTGATATACCGTCCAGCAACCAGCACTTCGATTTGTCCGACTTTTTCCGCCAGCTCTTTGTCGGCTTCCTGAAGATCCTTTACAGCCGCCCAAACGGTATTAAGCGTCCAGCCGCCCAGCACGCCGATAACGCCAATGGCCACATCAAAAAGAACCTGGTATTCGACCATCATTGCCTCGTAAATCTTGCGTAAGGATTGGCCATAGCATTCTGGCCCTGATATGCCAGACCCTGCGCGCCCGCAGCGGCCAATGACGGAAGGTTTCCATAGCTTACAAGCGGCGCGACGACATTCCCAAGAATATTAGATTGAAGCTGCTGCGAAGCACGCATAGCGTTAGCCGTCTGCCGGCCTTTTGCAAGAGCGCCTAGAGTTGCGCCGCCAACAGCGCCTAACGCGCCAAGTTTAGCATAGTCGTCTAATAAGAAACGCTCGCGGTATTCGTCTGGCATAAAACCAACAGCGAATGGCGCGGCTGTCAGACCGGCTTCAGCTAAACCAGTCTTGCTAAAGCTAGGCGCAAACGCAGCCATGAAATTAATCGCGCCTGACGACGAGCGACCAGCAGCAAGATCACCAATGATTTTCTGCTGCTCAGGCGTAAAAGACTTATACGCTCCAGACTTTTTAAGCGCCGTAAATTGTTGCTTTACGCCTGTCGCAAAGTTAGGTGCTTCTCTAGCGGCTGTCATCGCCGCTTGAACGTCAGCGTTTCTGAACAGCCGAGCGTCAGCCTCTATGGATTTGGTAAGATCCGACGTGCCTTTAGCCGCTGCCAATTCTTTGCCAGGCACCGCGTTCAGGGGCTCATTACGGAATAAGTCAATGCGTTCTATGACATCGTGCGCCATAGCTTTTTCAACATCCGTCGCAGCCGGATTTTGAAACACCGCTCCGGCGTCTTTGCGCAGACCGTGTATGTCCGCCATAGATACGTCTTTACCCGTGGCCGAGGTCAAATCGGTCATAACGTCATTTATGGCCCCGAATCGCGATTTTTTAGCTGGATTCCATTGATATTGATCGGCAAAATCTTGAGCCATATTGCTAACGAGCGAATCATATGCCGAGGCATTGTATTTAGCACCGGACGAATAGGCTTCCGAGCGCAAATTACGCGCTTTTTGCCCCATATCTTTAACGCCGGTTTCGATGTTCTGCGCCAGTGTAGGCGCGGCGCGCTCAAACGCGCCAGCAACACGGCCGCCCATGCCGCCGCCTAACACACCAAGACCAAACTGAAAGTATGGATTTTGACCGCCAGCTATCTCTTTGTAGTATTCAGGCGCTGCGCCGCCTACAGCGCCCGCTGCTGTCTGCGCAACCGGCCCCGCTGCAAAACCTTCGGCAATACGAGCGCCGCGTGTCTCAGGCGCAAGATAACGCAAAAGCGCATTAGCCCCGCGCGCTTGCGTAAGACCGCCAAGCGCGCCGCCAATTAATCCCGCCTCGACTTTTTCTGCGCCAGTTTTGGGCATGTAAGACGGCGTAAAGGTTTCTTGAAATATCTGAACCGGAGTGCGGACCGGCTGACCGCCAAATGCCGGTGCGGCTATATTATATAAGGACGTTCCCAGTTCAGCCGCGCCAAGTGCGGTAGCGCCTAACGCCGCCGCCGGCAGAGCCCCCGCGCCAAGCGCAGCGCCCGCTAAACCGCCAAGTCCCGCTGCCGCTGCGGTCGGCAGTGCCTCACCGATAGCGACTTCGGCCGCGCGGCCAAGCGTCAAGCCTTCTGGTTTGGCAAATTTCGCGTATGGATTCGCAGAAGGCTTAGCAAACTTTGCGTATGGATTTTCCATTTAGCGCCCCAAAATCTTAGCCGCTAAGCCTGGCACACCAAAATGTTCATCAAATGCCGCCGCAGTATTTGGGTCTTGTCTAAGCATCTGGATAGCCTCAGGCGGGACACCGGCTGCTTCAGGCGGCGCAGCTTTAGCCGCTTCAATCTGACGACGGCTTTCAGATTTGGCTGACGAACCGGAAATGTCGACTTTGGTGCCAAACGTCTTGTTAAGATTATTCAGCGTAGCGCGAACAGACTCAACCGTCGCTTTAGGATCGCCAAGCGCCTTAATGGCATTCTTAACGTCGAAGTTAGAGTTAAGTTCCTGCGCCGTCTTGCCTGTGGCGCGGGCCAGAACTGACACGAGATTTTGGCGGATACTATTAACAGTGTCGCGCGTAGATTGAATGGGCGAGCCTGTTAGCTGGCCATACGCCTGTCCAAGCCAAGACGCGCCGGAAGCAATTTCCACGTTCTTAGCCGCTGGATTTTTGACGCTGGGCACACCGCCTTGCTCAGTAAGATACTCGATCTCATTAGCAAGGTTGGTAAGCATATTTTCAAGCTCAACCTTGCTTTCGTATTTAGTTCTTTGGCCAAGCGGCGCGTTGGAAATAAACTTTTGTTGCCGCACGGCAGTATCTTCAGGCGGCGGTGCGACAGCCATAGAAGGAACAGGCGGAAGCGCAGCCGGCGGTTGCACGGCAGGCATTGCAGGAGCTGGCGCGGCAAAAGCATTTACGGGCGCAACAGGCGGCGCGAGCGCGTTAATGGGTTCAGCCGGTAGCGCCCTAAGCGACGGACGTTCGCCCGTCAAAGGCACAGTCTTGGCGGTCTGATAAGGACCGACAGCGCCGCCCATAACTTTACTGACGTAATCTTGAACGCCCATGTTCACGTCGCGAGCGCCGGCCTTCGTAGCCTGCGCCAACGGACGGCCCGAAAACCAAACCGACACAGCGTCTTCAAGCGAGCCGTATTTAGCTATATTTCTCTTAAACTGATCTTCAAAGACGGCTTCTTGCGCGTCTTTGTCAGCCAGAAATTCTTGTGGAGTCAGACTACGGCCAAGAGCCTGCTTAGTCCATGACGGGATGTTTGCACCCATGACCTGATACTTGCCATAGGCGTGGTCAACGCCGTCTTTGCGTTTAACCGCAGGGCCAATAGCGCCATAGTTACCGCCGCTTTCAACGCGAGCAACGCCCTGTTTAGCTTGATTAACCAAGTTCATAGGCTCGGCCGCGGGCGGCGTTAGTGCGGGCGGGGCAACAGCCGGGGGCTCAAACGCGCCCGCTTGCCCGCGCGACGCCGGAGCCGGAGCCGTGGCCATAGCTTTATATTCTTCAGGCGTTAATATTTTTGTGCCTTCAGCATTGGTATAATATTCTATCGCGCCTTTATTTAGGACAGGTTTCCAAGATTCTTTTGCAGGAACAAAAGAATCAGCCACCATTGTGCGCTGTTGCGTAAATGGGTCTGTCCTGAATAAAGCTTTGCCGCGAACACCATCGACGACCGTTTCAGTCTCGGTCGGCGAAAGCTGTTTCATAAGGTCATCGTGGCTGCTGATAAAAGCTTGCCATGACTCCGGCGTGTGCGTTTTAGGCACGTTGGCCATTAGGGTAGGCGCAAGCGGCGTATATTTCTGTAAGAGTGCATCATATCCGGCCTGAAAATTAGGCGCGCGCGGGTTAAGCTTAGAGACTTCCGCGTTGAATTGATCTTTATATTTAGCCGCAAGATCAAATTCACGATTGAGCGCTTCTTGCTGTTCTTTTTCAGCCGCGCGTGCTTCTCTAGATGCGGTTACGCCGGCCGCGCGTTCAGCCAAGTCCATCTGCTGCTGAAGACGTTCATTTTGAAGCTGTTGCTGTTGAACAGCTTGCCCCTGCGCCAATGCGCCAAGAATGTTAACGCTAGGTAGTTGAAGCTGCGGAAGCGGCTGATATTGGATCGCCATTTCAACTCTCTCTTAAATAGACGGCCAGTTCAGATAACGGCTTCCAGTTGAAGGTTTAGACGCGCCATACATATACGCGCCAAGCTGCCCAGCCTGCCCCAACGCATTAGCCAACAGATTCGTCGGACCCATCGCAGCCTGTCCATAGATCGAACCTATGTTCGCTGCGCCCTGACCGAGACCTTGGCCTAGATTGCCATAGACATTGGCGAGCTGATTAGCCGTGCCGGTGTAGACACCCGCGCCCTGCGTCGCCGCGCCAAGCGTCGTATTAGCGATATTTCCGGCGGTGCCAGTGTAGACGTTCGACAGATTACCACCCGTCTGACCGGCTAGACCAGACGCAACATTAGCCGCGCCAGCGCCTGTGCCGGCCAAGTTTTGAAGCCCCTGTACCGCCTGCGCACGATTAGCCATGAACCGAGCATAAGCGTTCTGATATTCTTGGCTTCCGGCTTCCTGACCATAGCGCGTCGCAGCTTTAAGCGCGCCGCCCGAACCAGCTAGACCGCCCGAACGCGCAGCATTACGCATGGCCTCTTGGCCCTGCTGAAACCGGAAGGCATAGCCGGGGTCCATCTGAAGCTCAGCCAGCGTCGGCTGTTGCGTATATGCGCCGCCCTGACCAAACAACGCCGCAAGCTGATTTGTAGCACCTGCGCCTGCACCCATGTAAGGCTCTTGGAAGCCAACGCCGCGCCCATAGTAGTTCTCAAGCGCCGGGACGGCCGCAGCCTGACCTTCTCTAAGCGCGCCAATACCTTCAGTCTTACCTTTCTGAAGTTCGGCTAGAGCTTTGTCCTGCGCCTCGCGAAGAGCCTGCGCCTGCTGTTGGGCCGCGATGGCCTGAAACATCATACCTTCGCGAGTGCCTTGCGCTTGCGAGTTGGCGGCGGATTGAAAGCCCATTTTAACTCTCTCTAGCTACGGTTCCGTCCGGCTGGCGGCTGAAACCCAGTCTTTCCAGTATACCATACATGAAATCATGTCCGTCCGCGACTTTTGTATACCGCATGTCAGACAGAATTTCCTTCAATAACCCTTTTGTCGCCCAGCGCCGCCGCCACTTAGGCAGGATCGACACGTGTGTCTCGCCGTCTCGTTTGAATATAGCGCCTATTGGCTCCTGTTCTCTAATCAAAACAGATACTTGCCAATCAGCCGCTATATCCGCGTAGTCCTTAAACTCAATAGGTTGCGCCCAGTCCGTAGCCGCGTAACCTATCAGTAAACCCAAATCCCTGTTAGCGACAATCTTTGTCGTCATGTCTTGATGATGTAGAGAACGGCGTAGTTGTCCGGCCGTGTTTCCGTGCCACCAGTCGTTGATGTGTTTACAGTTATCCCGGTAGTGGCGGATAATGTAATCTGGCTTGTGACAAAATTCGCCGAATTAGCGCCGCCGGCTTGGCTGGTATTATTCGTCGCACCATTATTATACGTGTGCGTATGGCCTGGATCGGTGACGCCGTGACTATGGTTTAGATAAGCTTCAGCCTGAAAAGAACCGACGGCGCGAGGGCTAGATGGGTCAAGCACGCTAGTGCCCGCACCGCGCAAAAACGCGCCGCGAAGTTCGGGCTTATTAAACGTTGTGGACCCGTCGCCGCTACCCCATGTCGTGCCGATAGCGGCAAACAACGCCGCATAAGTCGTACGTGATATGGCTGTTCCGTCGCAAACAAGCCATCCTGTAGGTGCGCTAGTCCCCGCAAAAGCTATGACCGCGCCAGGAGGCGCAGCCGTTGTTTGCGCGGTGTCAACATATTGTTTTGTGGCGGCTTGAAGTGAAGTCGTAGGATCGGTAGGCAATACAACCGGAACCGTGGACGTAGCTGTGCTACTGTTAATGGTAAGCCGCGTTGCAGCATTAGTCTTAACCGTAAAATTACGATCATCATTAACAGAAAAAATAGAGTCCGTAGAGTCCGCCGATATAATCGTGCGTGACACGCCGCCAGAAGTTGAAATCTGAATAGCGCCGCCCGCTATATCAAGAGCGTTAGCAGGTGAGGCAGTTCCAATACCGACTTGACCCGACGTATCAACAACAAATGGTGATGCGTCAGGATCGGCCGAGTCCTGAACACGAATAGCCGCGCCTGCACCGGTTTGCGTGACTAGAAGCGCCGGGCCAGACGTATTGGCGGAGATCGTCACATTGCTGGAGAAAACTGGAGACAAAGCCGTAGACGGGGCGGCAATGTTGTCGACCGTCCAAATCTCAGTGCCATCGGCGTCAGTGAGCTTAAACTTATAATCCGATGACGACAGCCAGATATTAGCTTCGCCGCGCGCATCTAAAACAATAGGATTACTATTCGCAGTAGAACCCGTCGAATCAGTATACGTCGCCTGCGGCGTGGTCGTGCCGGCAGCGTAAGTATAGAGAAAACCGCCAGCCAGCGGAATACCGGCAGCGTCGATAAACTGGGCTTTAGCTGTGGGGGTTACGACGGCCATTTATCCACCTACAATACTAGTGACGGTCAAGATGACCGAAGGAATGGCGGGGATATTCCCCGATGCAACAATGGCTGCTATTGAGACGTTCGTATTCGTCGTTTCCCAATATAGCTCAAAATAATCGCCTGCGGTTAGACTTACCACGAAATTCCACGCGGCGACATAGGCGTTACTAGCTCCCGATAGCGTGATCTTTGTAGCTGAATCTGGCACATTTGTGCCATTTACGCCTAGCCATATGTGAACATCTTTGGAGTTAGAATTAGTGCTAACAAACTGCGCCGAAAATTGTATGTTGTAAGTGCCTGTATTGTCTACATAAATACGTGAATCGGGCGTCCCGCGATAGACGCCGTATTGCAACGGGCCATCGTTAATTTTATTGGCCGTGCTGTTCAATTTCATAGCATAGGCCGTATTAGCCGCCGCTGCCGTTTGCGTTGTCGTATCGTAATAAGACCCGTACCGCCGGCCATTTTCGACCGAGATATACATATTATAAAACCAGCGATACCATTCGCGTGTCACATAATCGGTGAGTCGATCCCATATCGGAACACGCGCGGCCGGTATCTGCGTGTTATTATCAGGCATTGGTCTGGCTCACATGGAGTTCCGCGCCCATAATAGCGATCTGAACAGGGTCTGTGCCTGACACTTCATATACGCGGTCACGCAATTTTAGCGTCATGCCAAGACGCCGCCAGATCGTGCGATAGCCGGTCTGGCCGATCTGGCCCATAGACTTCCAATGTTCGTTAGACCACGTATGGCCGCCGTCATCAGACCAACGCAGCATGACCTGCGGATTAGCGCCAATCGTAATATTATACTGGGCGTAGTCGCGGATCTTTAGTGCAGAGCCGGCACGATCAAGAATATAGTCGTGGTTACGGTCATAGATATAAATGATCTCGTTAACTTCTTCCTGACTATAGCCAGGAAGACCCACGCCAGCTTGGCAGTCTAATTGAAGACTATGCTGCGCAGAGCGGTTAAGATCGTTCTGTCCGGTCGGCAGCGCGCGCCACGACCGCAGCCATTTTTGCGTCGTGCCAGCCTCAGAATAAACTGTCGGGTCGTAAGCGAAAATCTCGCCCGTGCGGTAGTCGCCGACGACGATTTCATTGTTGAAGTTCATCTGGCAGTTGCCGCGAGTGCGGGTAAAACTGTTATTTTCCCAGCCCGCGCGCTCATGCCATGCGCTAGTCGCTACGTCATAAACCCATGTCGTATTGGCGTTTGGAAAATTCAGCACATAGAAGCTATGGCCGTCTTGCTGGTAAGTGTAGGCCACGGCGTCGGAAAGCGTCGAATATTGCTGAATCTGCCACTCGACGGCGTGCGTCGATATGCGTTCGCCGGAATAGCCTTTTGAGCGGTAGACAATACCGTTACCGCGAGCGTCAGCCCCCAGCCAAAACAACCCGTTGTCCAGTTTAGCCACGGAATAGGCGGCAAGACAGCCAATTTCGTTAAACGCGCCTTGAATACGCGCTAACGGAAAATCAGGCGTTCCGGCGTCATACCAAACCTCGACTGAATTTGTGCCAAATAGCCAGACTTCACGATGGTCGACGATTAGTGTAACAAGATTGTCGGGCGAACCTTCGGCGCTGGCAAAGTATAGCGGGTCAATCGTCGTGCCAGTCGAGTCCATGACCCAGAAGATTTGACTGTTTGGCTGGTTGAACACGAACCAACCATCAAGGAATCCGCAACCAACAGCGCCGGCAAAAGGTGACGTGAGCTGAGTCAAAAAAGGCGAAAAGGTCAGCGTCACGCCAGAATTGGTCGCGGTTGCCGCCGCCGATAACTCAAAAGTCGTGCTATTAGTGACGCTTGCAACTGTCGCGCCTACCGGAATACCCGTTCCAGACACAGGCTGGCCAACATACACATATGTTGTATCGCCGCCGGATACAGTCGTGCTAGTGTTCGTAGTATTAAACGCGAGTTCTTTATAGGTGCTATTGTATATGTAACCGTTTGTGCCGGCAGCTATGAACATCTGCCGACCATTATCCGTCATTGTAACTTGATCGGTTCCAGAAATTGTTCCGATAGCCGTATAAACCCAATCCGAATCTAATCTATACAACGTAGTGGCCGATACAGCATAGCCGTATGTAGTCGTCGCAGATTCGCCAGAAGCCGGATCAATAGTATCACTTGTAAATGTCCATAGCCCGCGAACCGGGCCAGCTCCTAGCGTCTGAAGATACCGAAGCCCTGGCGCGCGCTGTAGCCATGCCGCCTCTTTGCCGCCCTCTGGAATAACCTCTGGAAAGAGATTGACCATACGGGCGTCGGCCGCGTTGGGGCTGCGCGTTACATAAGACGAGCCAAGGATCGGGGTTTTCAATGTTTACTCCCTAACTACTAAATGCTATAATCGGCCCATGACCGAACTTACAGCAAAAGAGTTGAGAGATATATTGGCTTATGACGCCAATACGGGCATTTTTACTTGGACGATTCGTCCGAGTAGAGCAGTTAAAATTGGCGATATAGCTGGGTGCCCAGACGAAAAAGGATACCTTACGATAGGTATCAAACGCCGCGTTTATAAAGCGCATCGGTTGGCATGGCTGTATATGACCGATAAATGGCCTATCGGACTTATTGATCACATTAACGGAATTAAAAGCGACAACAAATTTGATAATTTGCGCGTTGTCGACGAATCCGGCAATTCGCAAAATGTTCGTGAGCCAAATAAACGAAATAAATCTGGCTTTATGGGCGTCATATTTTTTCAAAATAAATGGCGCGCCAACATAACGCATCAGGGCAAGACGCATTGGTTGGGCGACTTCAAAACACCCGAAGAAGCCCATCAAACATATCTTGCTGCCAAACGTAAACTTCACGCTGCTTGCACCTTGTAAGTAGCTGAAAACACTAAAAATTCCCTGCGTATATGTTGTACCTTTGTCTAGTCCCGACAATGCTGTAAGGCAGAGCCATGATGTCGTCAGGATTGTTAATGCGCTTCAAGTCGCGCTTGCTATACATGGCGATACGTTGCACCTGTGCGGACGGCTCAACGCCAAACTCCGGCGCAAGTTCGCAAGCCAGATTATAGCGGAACGCGCGAAGATAGCCGGGCGGGAACGTCAGCGGCGTCGCCAGATTAGGGGCTTGCGTCAGTTTTTCCACTGAAATGAAATGCCATTCCAGAAGCCGCAATGGCACCGGATAAATGACCATTTCAATATCTGGGTAGGTCATATTCGTAAATATGACTTGGGGGTAGGTCGAAGTAACGGTCTTGACGGCAATACCGTCGTATTGTTGTTGGTTGATAAACTTTATGCCGTAAGACACATTGGTCTGCGGATCACGGAAATAAGTCGCGTCGTCTAAAAGAACAGGGCGGTCGCCTACAAAATCACCCGTCGGGCCAAGCGAACGACTACGTTCGCCGGCGGGCCAAAGAAATGTCTGATCCTGCGTTGAAAAGACTGACAGGCGTTCCGTGTTCCACGAGTCGATCATCTGGTTCAACGCCGTCAGCGCGTCGTTCGCTGTCTCTGACGAGGGCGTTTCGCCTTCCGCGAGAACGCCCAGAAGTCTCAGGGCTCCGCAGATCTGATCGTAAGCCGTCGTCGTCATTCGGGTCGAACCTTTCCCAGCCGTTCTCTATGTCGGCTTCGGCCTCTAAGTCCATTGTAGCGACTTTAACGCCATGAACCTCATGGCGCAAATAAATAACAGCCATTTTTCACCTATGGTAAGGGCCAGGCGGGCCGTAGCCCGCCCGTAGGATTGAATTACGCAACCACCGCATACTGCCACTTGGAGCCGTCCGAAACGAACAGCTTGCCAGTGCCGGTAGCATTGGTCGTCGTGGCGATAGAGCCTTTAGGGGCGCTCGTCGTAGTGGAGTTGGCGGTAATCGCGCCGGTCAGGAAATACAGACCAGCCGTCGCGTTAGCGACAACCGCGTCTGTAGTCGCCGTCGACGTGAACGTGCCAGAAACAGTCGCCGTCGTCAGGGCCGCACCAGAGATGGTGCCGCCGCTGATGGCCGCGCCCGTAATGGTCGTGCCGGCAACGAGTTCCGGGTCAGAGTAGGCAACGCCAACCGATTTGCTATTAGCCATCGTTGTCGCTCCTATTAGCTAACCGCAGCGTACTGCCACTTAGAACCGTCCGAGTAGAAGATCTTGCCGACGCCCGTAGCGTTCGTCGTCAGACCAATCGAACCTTTGACCGCAGCGGTCGTGGTCGAGTTGGCCGTGATCGCCGTGTCGACAAAGTAGATACCCGCGCCGTTCGGGAACAGGATGGTCGTGCCGCCAACGAGCTTGGCGGCAGCCGTGTTACCGTCCGTGAACAGGTAGCTGGCCGAACCGTTCGGAATCGCGCCGGTCGGGCCGTACGAGTCGAGCGGGTAAGAGGCATTCGAGGTAGAAGTCGTCATAAGAATTTCTCCTTAGTTGAAGAAGATGGGGCCGGAGCCCCATCCAATTAACCCCACAGACGGACAGCCATCTGCGGACGGATGACCGAGTAGCCATACAGCACGTCGATACGGCACGGCAGGCGGTCGTTATTGATGTCGTACTGGCGCACGACGCGCAGGCTGATACCATTGTGAACCTGACGCGAAGCCATGTCGACGCCCTGCGGCATAAGCAGGTCGGCGGTGGCGAACGTGATGGCGTCACGATGATAGATCAAGTTCTGCGGATACTGCGTCGAAGCAGCGCCGAGGAACGTGACACCCGCCGAAGCGACCGGCAGAGCGTCGACCGTGGCGAGAGCCTGCGAAGCCGAATACATCGCCGGGACAGTGACCGTAGCGGTGGTCGACGCGGTAACGTCAGCCAGAGCAACGAACTGATACAGCGAGCCGGTCGACTCACGGGTCTGCGGATTGACGGCGTAAACGCCAGCAATCGTGAACACGTCGCCAGCCTTGATCGTCGTGGAGCCAAGACCCGTCAGCACGATGCTGGTCGAACCTTCGGTCGTGACCGAGGTGCTGACCGTCACGGTGCCAGCGCGCGAGCCGGTCGTGAACTGCTTGATCGACTGCGACATATTCAGCTCGTCATAGCCGAGAATGCCTTCACCGAACATGCCGTTCTTGAACTGCTTGCTGATGGCCGAAACCGGGTTGAACAGGCCCTTCATGCCTTCGATCAGCGCGGCGTTCGCAGCCGGGTTGACCGTCGCATAACGCGGGGCCATGACAGCGGCGTTCTCGTTGAGCTTCTGCTGCGCCTGCAACAGAACCAGCGAGGTCGCCGGGGTCGTGCCGGGCGTGCCGACCGAGTTGCCGATGTATTTGAACGAGTTCGCAACGTCGGCGTCGATGGAGGACGCGAGCTGCGAAATACGCGGCTTCAGCACACGTTCCGCAAAGTCGTCCAACTGCATCGTCAGTTCGGCGGTCGTGAAGTTCACGCCGATGTGCTTCTGCGACGAAACGGTCAGGGTCGTGTACTGTTCGTTGTCGTCCTGCACCTGAAGCGCAGCGCCGTCCGTGACCAAAGCGCGGTCGGGCAGGCGGATACGCAGGGTCGAGCCGATCTTAGCGCCTTCGACGGCAAAGCTGTCGTCATACTGGCGGTTAACGGTGCGCGTCAGGACAAGATTATTCTCAAGGATCTCAAGAGCCTTGCGAGTAATCATGTCAATCGTAAGAATTGAATTAGACATACCTTATCTCCGATTCTGCGCTTCCCATTTCTTGATCTGACGCTGCCGTTCCGCTTCAATCCAATCCGATGTTGACATAGACTTTAATGATCTAGGATCAGTCGTGTCATAACGCGGGCCTGAGTTTGACCGGGTAGCCGTGACAGGAGCAAGAGGGGCGGGCGCGGTTGAGGTTTTCTTAACCGGCGGATTCGAAGTCAAATTGACCTCGATTTTTCCGATCTCTTTTGCCTGCAAGACTGGCGACAGACGGGAGATCCGGCTGGCTTCTTTTGGATTGGAACCGAGGTAATAGATTACTTCGGGGCCAATATCGGAAGCCTGAATAGCCTGGGCCATAACGTCCGTGACAGGGAGGTTGGGGTTATACGCGACTTGTTCAAAGTCCTCGTATCGGTCCCTAGCCTCTTCTTCACGGTCCTTATAGGACTCCAAAAGAGCCGCTTGCTGGGCTGCGGCCTCGCGCTGAGCTAGAAGTTCCCGAGCCTTCTGCTCCGCTAACGCTTCCGCGTATTGCTGAGCTGACTCGAAATCATCCGGCGCAGGTGGAGGTGCGGCGGGCTGTCTAGCCTGCTGCTCCGCAAGCCGTTGGGCCTGCTCTCTTTCCCATTTGCGCTGTTCTCTTGCAAGGCGCTTGCTTACAATCGCGTCCAGCTCTTCTTGAGAGAACGATTTTGTAGGCTGCTGTTCCTCCGGCGTCGTCTCAACAGATTCCGGTGCTGCCGTGGCTTCCGGTTCCGGCGCGGGGCTGATCTCCGCTACAGCCTGTTCTTCGTCGCTCACGCGGCTCTCCTTACCCTAGCTGTCCGGCTAGTCGGTAACGAACATTATTACTCTTTAGGCGTTTGATCGTCAACTAAGTCCCACGCCTGTGTTGACTCATTCCATACATACGGTTTGCCATCCGTAGGCATAGGGGTAGGTGCATACCAATTTGTATCTGGGCCTAAGAGCCAAGATAAATAGGGTTTAGGCGCTATAAAAGCATCCAGATCTTTGTCGTAAGTATAACCTATGCCCGCATATCGGGCGCGCATATTGCCGTTATAGCTGGTTTGAACCCAGTTGCCGCCAAACAGACGCTGGCAAAAAGCAACGCCGATGCTTTCTACTTCTGTGCCGTCGGGCGTCGAGGTGTCTTTGTTTCCGACAACAATCACTCGTAAAACGACGTTGTTTGCGTCTAACTCTGCGAAATGAGCCACCTTATTTCTCCAACTTTAACGCGGTTAATTCGTTCTCGTCGCCAATTACGCCAATTGGAAACGTATTGAAAGCCAAACTGATCCGCGTGTCTTCGCCCTCTACAGGCTGAACCATATGGGTTAGCGAGGAAGGAAATAACACAAGATCGCCAGTGCCGACAGGATACCACCAACTCTCCGAATTGTATGCGTTCCATTCGGCAGGCGGAAATTTGATTTGCTGATAGCCGTCGCGATAGAAATAAATTCTATCGCTATCCTTATGGGCGTTTACATAATAACACCCTGAGATCAGTGAGTTAGGATGTGCGTGTTTGTGATGAAATTGCCCTGGCTTTGTCCAGTTTAGCCAAGACTGCGTAATCTTTAGATGCGCGTCGTTCTTAGGACAGAAGGTTGCCATGAAATATTCATGCAACGATTTTTCGATAAACTGACGAAGATTTAATAGTTTTTTCTGCTTTAGCAGATACTTATCTTCGCTACTTGTGTTGCCGTCATTTGGCCGTTGCGGCTGACCGGCGAGGAAATCTGTATCTACTTCGCCATCATATCTAAAAAACCCGATTGGAATCGGAAAAAGATTTTCCATTATCACGCGAGAGCTTTCTCTAGTTCGGCTTCCTTAACGTTCATTTCTTCTAATTGCGCTGCGGTATAGATCGTATTGATACTGTCCTCAAACGCTTTGATTTTATCAATAGTTTCGTAAACTTCTTCCATTGTCGGGCAAGGGCGTTCATCTTCCCAACGTGTGAATTTTCGACCATCACATTCCCATTTTGCTTCTGGGCGAAGAAGATACATAGCTGTGTTAATGCCGTAAAGTTTGTAGACTTTTTTCATCAGTTAAACTTTATGATTACAATGCCAGAGCCACCGTTGCCACCAATGTTGCCAGGGTTGTTTGACCCGCCGCCACCGCCGCCACCTGTATTAGTAGTTCCGGCTGTGCCATTACCCACCGCAGGAGTTGCGCCATTGCCACCCCCACCAGCGCCGCCAGGAGCAGCCGTAGCGCCTTGAGCCGTTCCGCCACCACCCCCGCCACCTGCATAAGTGACAGATGAACCAGAAATAGATGACGCTGTTCCAGCTCCACCAGAACCCGACGTGCCGCTGCCAGTTCCCCCAGCGGCTGACGCGCCGCCGCCGCCGCCTGTTGCGTAAGGCGCAGCCGCTTGAGAATTGCCGCCGCTATTACCTTGCGATGGCGTTGTAGCGGGCGTATTACCCGCGCCGCCAAGGTTTGTGACTGCGCCTACTGACGAAGCACCGCCGCCAGAACCGCCAGCGTTCGCGTTAGTGCCATTGATAGACGCACCGCCGCCTGTAGATGTAACCGTCGTAAATGGCGCGGTGCCGGAAAGTGAACTATTTGTTCCATTAGTTCCAGAACTACCGCCTGTTCCGCCGCCACCTATAGTAGCTGTAAGTTTATTACCTGCGGTTACTGAAATACTAGTGCCAGTTCTAAATCCCCCAGCCCCGCCCGCGCCCGCGCCGTTTGGACTACCAGCGCCGCCGCCGCCGCCAGCAACAACGAGATAATCAACTGACGTGCAGCCAGTTGGAACTGTTACTGTAGCTGTAGAGTTGAATGTGACTGATGTGCCTGAGTTAATTGTGTAGGAAAGAATGACGATGCCAGAACCGCCGGTTGCCGCTGCGGTATTATTAGTGCCGCCGCCGCCACCACCGCCGGTGTTTGTTGCACCTGCTGTTCCGGCAGAAGAACTAATAACGCCTCCATTTCCTCCTGTGCTTGAACCGCCAGTGCCCCCAGGAGAACCGTTTGTTGCGCCGCCGCCACCGCCAGCATAAGGATTGCCAGAATATGTAGCGCCTGCACCACCATTTCCGCCGCCACTTGATCCGCTAGGTGGTGATACCCCTACTCCTGTTGCTCCACCTCCGCCAGCTCCCGGAAAAGACGGCCCACCTGCGCCTGTGCCGCCATTATTACCTTGTGATGGCGTTGTGGCAGGTGTGTTCCCTGCGCCGCCTGCTGTGGAGTTACCACCGCCGCCGCCAGATCCCCCCGCTGCGCCTGCAACGCCGCCTTGACCGCCACCGCCGCCGCCGCCAGTAGAAGTGATAGAACTGAATACGGAGTTAGATCCGTTACCCCCAAGCGAACTAGGGGCTGGTCCGGTGGCCGCCGCGCCGCCGCCGCCGACAGTAACCAAATATTGAGTGCCTGCCGTCACAGATAAACCTGTGCCAGTTCGATAACCTCCGGCACCCCCGCCACCACCGTTATCCTTGCCGCCACCCCCACCGCCAGCAACAACAAGATAATCAACAGTAGTCACACCTGTAGGCGCGACCCAAGAGCCAGAAGCAAGAAAATTTTCTATAATTGTATATCGCGTGCCGCCAGCGAACAGCATTGCCATAATGCCGGACATTAGGTTACTCCGCCGCCGGATACGACAAATGTTGGCGTAGCGCCGCCAGTTACGCAAAGCAATGTAACAACGCCATATTGAGCGAGTGTTCTATTGCCAGTTGTGGCAGTTCCAGCAAGACGGAAGGTCACGTTTGTGCCTGCCGTTATGGTCTGGCTAGAACCTGAGTTATTGTAGATCGTGAACACATCGCCAGCGCTGAACACAGAGGCGTTAACCGTCACACCGCCAGTTGTAATGCTGATGTGCTTGCCAACATCCCCAACAACCGCGACATAAGCTGATGTCTGGCTGTTCTGCGGTATGTTGAGATAGCCAACCGTAAAATCAGCGGCCGGCAAAGTAGCAGTATAATTTGTTGCGCCAGAATTAGCCGACGCAATGGCGGTATAGCCCGTCGACGATCCAATTACGCGCGGCGTCGTAAGAGTTGGCGATGTGCCAAAAACAAGTGCGCCAGATCCGGTTTCGTCAGTAACAGCCGAAGCAAGATTAGCCGACGATGGTGTAGCCAAAAAAGTAGCGACGCCGGAGCCTAGGCCGCTAACGCCGGTGCTAATAGGTAGCCCAGTCGCATTGGTTAATGTTCCGCTAGAAGGCGTGCCAAGCGCCCCGCCGTTGACGACGACAGCTCCAGACGAACCGACATTAACAGCAAGAGCCGTGGCGACATTGGTGCCTAGACCGCTAACGCCAGTGCTGATCGGCAAACCAGTCGCATTGGTAAGCGTTCCGCTAGAAGGAGTGCCGAGAGCGCCGCCGTTGACGACAACAGATCCGGCAGAACCGACAGCCGTGCCAAGAGCCGTGGCGACATTGGTGCCCAGACCGCTGACGCCAGTGCTGATTGGTAGGCCAGTCGCATTGGTGAGCGTGCCGCTGGAAGGAGTACCAAGCGCTCCACCATTAACAACGATTGCGCCGGCAGAGCCGACGTTAACGCCAAGCGCGGTGAGGACGCCCGTGCCTGTCGTCGTGCCGGACAGCGCATTCGTGCCGCTATAATAGGTGATCTGACCTACTGTGCCGGTGTTGATCGTGCCAATCGCAGCAGCAGCCCATGTCGTGTTGCCGGAACCGTCAGTCTGAAGGAAATAGCCGTTTGTGCCCGCCGATGTCGGCAGCGTCATCGTCCAAGCGGCGCTATTATTGCCGGAAGCAATCGTAATCGCGTTAGCGCTGGCCGAATTATAGAGCTTGGCAACGCCGCTGGTCGTCGAAGCGACGCCGAGCGACATAGTGGCCGTAGCGCCGCCGTTCGTGAACGTAAAGGCCGCGTCGCCGCCAAACGCGCCAGCGTTATTAAACTGGATCTGTGTATTAGAGCCGCCAGGCGAACCGCCGCCCCCGCCGCCGCCAGCCGCCCAAGAGAGCTGACCAAGATTGTCAGTCTGAAGATAATAGCCGTTGACCGGAGCCGCCGCCGGAAATGTCAGCGCATAGCTGGCCGCCGTGCTGTTAGACGAACGCAGCTTGACCGTGTTAGCGGTCGTATTAGCCAGAATCAGTTCGCCTTGCGCCGACGAAGAGACGCCAACAGTCACATCGTTAGGGAATGTCGGGTCAGTCGCAAAAACAAGCGAACCAGAGCCTGTTTCGTCCGTAACAGCCGCCGCAAGATTGGCGCTGGAAGGCGTGCCAAGGAACATCGCAACGCCGCTACCCAGACCGCTGACGCCGGTGCTGATCGGCAGGCCAGTCGCATTGGTGAGCGTCGCAGCCGAAGGCGTGCCAAGGTTCGGCGTAACGAGCGTCGGGCTTGTGGCAAACACAAGCGAACCGCTACCCGTTTCGTCAGTGACGGCCGCAGCAAGATTATAGCTAGACGGCGTGGCGAGCCACGTGGCGACGCCAGCGCCAAGCCCGCTGATGCTGCCGGCCGGATAGCCCGTGCAGTTCGATAGATTACCGCTGGAAGGCGTGCCAAGAACGCCGCCATTAACGACCGGAGCGCCGGCCGAGCCGATGCTAACGCCGAGCGCCGTTGCGACGCCGGTGCCGAAGCCGCTAATGCCAGTGGCGAGCGGCAGACCCGTAGCGTTTGTCAGCGTAGCCGCTGATGGCGTGCCAAGGTTAGGTGTAACAAGCGTCGGGCTATCGGCCAGCACGATGCTGCCAGAACCAGTCGATGAATTACCGAGCGCCGTAACCGTGCCGCTGGTCGGCAGCGTCAGCGCTGTCGTGCCAGTCGCCGTGAATGTCACCGAATGCGCGCCAACAGTCGCAAAAGTCGAGCCGTCAGCCAGCGAGAACGTCGCAGCCGTCGCCGGAGCGGTGATCGTGACCTTATTTACAGATCCGTTTAGCTCTAAATTACCGCTTTTATCGACAGTAAAAGAGGCCGTTGTGGCCCCCGAAACGGTCAAATTAAGCAGTTTGGAAGTCGCGCTAGACCCTGTGTTGGTGACGGCAAGTTTAATGCCGTTCCACGTCGTTGCGGCGTCGTTCCAGCTATCAGTAAGATTGTAAATAAAGGCCATTTAGATCACTCGAAAAAGACGGTGACTTTCGGACTTGTGCCGCCAAGGACGACATATAGACCTTTATTCAGACTGATTCCTTCAGCCGTAAAGATGTAGTTGCCGGGCGTCGCCGCCGTGAACTGCGCCAGAACGAGAGGATCTGAGGTCGACGCCGCAGGAGAGTCATAAACCGCGACTGTGACAGAGGTGCCGCTAGAGGCAAAAATGCCCTTCAGCTTGGCCAGACCGACCTTAAGCTGAGTAGATGCTTCGATTTCCTGATAATATGCCATTTTTGCCTCACGCCAGGAATTTCAATTTATACAACGTCGACAGATATAAGTCCACGATACCGTCGATAATGTTCTGGATCGCCGTATCTTCCTTGTCGCACACCTTATAGCGCATAGATTCGACTTCTTTCAGCGAATCCTCAAGAAATTCAACGACATTGTTGGTCTTTTTGGCTGAATGCAGCGTAATCGGGCCAATTAGGCCATGACGGCCCTGATAGGCTTCCGCCAAATCGTCGGCCAAGTCGATCACTTTGCTGTAAAAGCCGCCCAAAGCCTTGTGTTTAGCGTAAGAACGCGTGTTTAGATGCACCGAATGGGTCACATCGCGCGCAAGAAACAAATGCCCGATCAGATCTGCGCAGCTCATTGACCAATCTCCCGCATAGGCTCGCTGCCCGGCACTAAATCACCCGTGTCGAGCGCTGCCGCGATGGTGCCCTGCACAATATCCTGAATTTGTTCCGGCGTCAGGCCGCTTTGCATGGCCGACAGCCTTTTCGTCTCAGCTTCATAAGCCTTGATCTGGCTGTTTTGCTCGTCAATCGCCAACTTCTGCATCTCATACGACTGCATGAGCGCCTGAATTTGAGCGTTGGTCTGCTCCATCTCGTTGGCCATCTGCTCCATCTGCATACGCATGGCCTGCGCTTCCGGCGACTCGTCGGTGTCTTGCAACACTTTCGGGTCAAGCATCTTTTCAAACCGCTTGGCCATCGTCTCAGAGCCTGGCCAGTCCATGTTCTTGACGAACAGATCGCCCGCGACCGACCACAGCGCCGGATTGGTCTGAAGGATCTGGCCCATCGTGTCCATGGCTTCCTGCTTACGGGTCATGTAACTGGGGCCGGACGACACATGCACGTCGTAAGTGCCGACGTTGGGATTGTAGATCTTCATGATCTCAATGCCCTGCTCGTCGACGATTGACCGCACCGCTTCTGGCTGGGCCGGGTTGATGCGCGCCATGCCAACTTCGCCCTCGACGTTGATGATACGGGCGACGCGCTGCGTGTCGTAAATCTTCGGGATCAGATCGACGAGCTGACGCGCAACGTATTTTATCGCCCGCGCGAGGTTGTCGACATAATGATAAGTACTCGTGTCGCCTTGCCGCTCCCGAGCGAGGATCGCACGACCCGTCCGCTCGTTGGAAGTCGCCCCAATGCTACTATCGTACTGGCCAGTGGTCGATTTGATGTCTTCGCCAGCCCCCATCTTGGCTTGAATAAGGCCCGTTTGAGCCATCGGAGGTTGGGCGCGCTCAGGTAGCGGTAACGGGTTTCCAGCGCCATCGGTAACGTCCGGGTTAACTTCAAGATACGGCCAGTTGTTCGTATTGGCCGTTTTCCAGTTGGTTTCGTAGCCTTCGAATTGGCCGCCATACCCAATGAACGGCGCTTTAGGCGCAAGCGCCAGCATTTCCGCTTCCTGGCTGACCCAGTAGTTATACATGCGCTGCGCGTCTTTAGCGTTACGCACCAGACCGCTAATGTAGATCTGACCGTCAACCTCGAACTCGTTGCCGATCACGCGGATCACGGGAATATATTTACCCGCCCACTCGCGCTCTTCCAGCACCTCATAGCCGTTGGTTTTGATCCACATGATCTTGCGGCGGTCGCTCTCGCGCGACCGCAGCGGCTTGCCATAGACAGCCTTCAGACGCTTATCTTCCGGCGTATTGTTGAACGCCGTGATGTTGTCTGGATAGAGGTTGAGCGTCGCCTTCTTAGTGTCAACGTAAAAATACTCAGCGATGCGGACAGTCTCTTGGCTGACCCACATGCTTAGCGTCTGATCGCCCACGCCCTGACTCATCATGCCCGTCACAGGCGTCGCGTCAGGATACATGCGCTCGTATTCAGCTTTCGGAATGTCTTCCGTAATAAAGCACCAATTCGCGTCCTGACCGCACGGGTCTTGGATCATCGGGTCCATGTAGACCGAGAACGAGCTACGCACTCGCGCGATTTTGATGTCCTGTTCGAACGAATCTTCTTTGCAGTATTCCGTCAGGATGCGGATATAGCCTTCGCCGTATGTGACCTGGTTATCGCAGGCCGTGTCATAGGCAACGTCGGCGTCGGACATATACTCAATGTGCCGCACGATACCGTCGAAGATCTCCGCGACTTCCGGGTCGGCGTTGTCGTCGGCGGGGATGACGCGCGCAGTCGGTCGGTTCTGGCGCTGCTCGTTCGTCACAAGGCGCACGTGCTGCGGCAGCTTGTTGATCGTCAGGCACGGCCGCGCGTTGATCGTCTGGCCCTGCACCGCGCCGCGTGTCGCCAGCACGTCCGCTGGCCATTGCCACGCGTTGTCCGGCGAGCCCGCCATGAACCGCAGATCGTCTAGCTCGTCTTCACGACTGTCCGAATAGGCCGCCTGCGCTACCGTGAAGCGGTGACGCATTGTGACCAGACGGTCATCGTCCGGGTTGTCGGAGACTTTGCCAGCGGCGACTACATCATCACTTGCCACAAGATTTACCCTTGCTCATCTTACCGGACTTAGCCGCGCGCTTCGTAGAATACGCGATGGCGACGGCCTGCTTCGGCGGCTTACCGGCGGCGACTTCCGCTTTGATGTTTTTACGGAACGCGTTTTTGGAGGTTGACTTGACTAGGGGCATTAGTGTCCCATCCATCCTGAAGAGGCTGTGCCTGCACCATACGTCATGCGGGGTCTGTTGTCCATTGGTCTTGCTTCCCTGTGCGCGACCGGATACGCGAACGTCACAGCGATAGCGTCGGCGGCGTCAGGGCTGGCCAGCCCCCGCGCTTTCATGTCCTTCTTGCTCTCTAGGAATATAGTCCCTTTACTGTCGGGCTTCATCATCGGGCCGGTCAGGTCGCTCTTGAGGAAGCGGTCGTTTGGTATGCTGGCTGTCTTCAGCCACTCCCGCATGGCGTGCCACATCTCGGCCCGCTTGTTCCCGAACATGACGGGCTTGGTGGATCTCATGCCGAAGTTGACGCCCCGGATCTTATATCGTTGCTCCTTTAGCCGGTCGACCACGCCCGCGCCTAGCCCGCCCTCGTCGATCACGACCAGCGCCGGTCGGAACTCTTCTATGATGTCGATGACCCTGCCGACCACCTCCATGGTGTCGTCGCCCCGGTAGCGGCGTATGCCGATGATGTCACGGCCCTGCCGGATAGCGATGACCGTAGCGTCAGCCCCGAACCGCGCCGGGTCGACGCCCACGATTATCGGCGCTGTCTGATCTTTCTGCGGCGATCTTTGCTGCGCGTCTTGAACCAATGACGACGGTATGAACTGGTCGTCACTCGCGTTCGGGAAGGCTCCGTAGACCTCGACGTGGGCTTGAGAAGAGTCGGGTCCGTATTCGTCGATAATCTGCTGATAGACTGCCTTATCAGTTCCCTCCACGCTTCTGGCGTCAACAACCTTGTTTCGCCAGAACTCGCGCTTGCTGTTGAAGCACTCGTAGAAATATCCGCTATTACGGCGGGGGTTGCTAAAAGCAAGCCAAAAACGATTAGGAGTGTTCTCTGTAAAGAAGCCACTGGCCACCGCCCAGATAGAGTCATCAATACCGCTGGCTTCGTCGAACACCAACATGACGCCCGCGAAGTTGTGCACGCCCGCGTAACTGTCAGGGTTCTCGGCCGACCACAGCCGCCCCTCGACGCCCCAGTAGCGCGTGCCCAGCTTCAGATCCCGCTCGACTAATTCGGCAATCCACTTGGCCGGTAGCACACGGGTAGCGCTCACCTCAAACCAATGGCTGTTAAGGCACATTGATAGCCATTTAGTTATCTCGGCCCAGGTGACGCTGCGTAGCTGCGCTTCACTGTTAGCCGACACGATGGTGGTCGAGCCGATCCGGGTCGTCAGCATCCAGATCACGAGCCATGAGACGAGCGCGGACTTGCCGATACCGCGCCCGGAGCTGGTCGCCATGCGGAAGGTTTCGAAGTCGAGGCGGCCGTTGTTGTCTGCTATGTGAGCCTTCAGATCCTGTAAGACCTCAAGCTGCCATTTGCGCGGGCCTGTGAAGTGTTCCAGCGGCGTGCCGGCCTTACCCCACGGGAACGCTAGGCGGACGAACGCTACGGGGTCGTTCTTCACCTGCGCCGACCATAGGGTCGCCATCAGCTTCTGTTCGTCTTCGGCGCTATAAATCGGAACCTGCATTGTCTGTCCTATGCGTGTGGTATTTTAGTTCAGCCGCCTTGCGTGCGGCTAAAGCATCTTCTCTATTCTTGAACTGGCCAAGAAAAATCTGGTGATTATCCAGTGAGATCCTAGCCCGCCAATACCCACGCTTAAAAGTCACGCCTTTATCTTGCCGCCGGGTATTTTGCATGTTTTCGCTGCGGGTGACCACGCGCAGATTACAAATCCGGTTATCGTTCTTAACCCAGTTAATATGGTCTATCTCGCCGTCAGGCCATTCACCATGAACATAGAACCACGCCAGCCGGTGCGCTTTATACTGTCGGCGGAATATCATTATATTCCAGTAGCCTTTTTTATCGCGTGCGCCAGCTATCTTGCCGGCGTGGCTGCATCCACGGCGTTCGCGCCAGCGAAACCAGCCGGTTTCAGCGTTATAGTCCAGTAGACTTTTCAGGGTGTCTTGAGTAAAAGTCGTCATAGCCGCCGTCCTCATTACGGTTGGTCAGAAGGCCGTCTGATGTCTCACCATCGGCGGCCTTTGTATTATCTAGCACATACCCCTCGACAACGCGAGCCTGCGCTTCCTCAAGCGCCGCAATAATGCTGATCTTTTGTTCGACTTGGATTTGAACAGATTGAGGCGCTGTCCAATGATGAACATGTTTTAGAATGTCCAGCGCCGCCTTAGTGTCGCCTTCGCGGGCGGCCTTGTGCAGCACTTCGGACATTTCCGCCTCGCCCTCGGCGCGGCCCTTCTGCTCAGCATACTCCGCAATCGGGTCGAACTGCACCAGCCGCCGATATTCCGTTGGCGTCATGCCAGCGGCGTAGGCGAGCGTGTCGCCCTTCAGCCCTTTGCGGGCGGCTAAGTAGATGCGCTCTAGGACGGCTTCCGTCGCCTCTATTTTGCGCGGCTCATAAGGTAGGCTTTCAAACATTACTTAAGCCCCAACACCCGTTTAGCGCCTTCATGCGCGGCAGCGGCTTCCTCTTTAGTAGCATACGCCCCTAAATAGACTTGTCTATATTCAATGCTTATCCGCGCCTCCCAAGGAAGCTTAGGGCGTCTAGACGGATTTACGCCGAGGATTCCAGATGAATTGCGGGCGCTAGGCGAACTATTATGCAAATTAGTAGACCTTGTGACTGCTCGCAAATTGACTATGCGATTGTCGGCGCGATTGCGGTTTATGTGGTCTATGTCGTTTTCAGGCCAAACACCATAGTAGTATAGCCATGCCAGCCTGTGCGCTGGGTAGGTCTTACCTAACAACCCTATCTGCCAATAGCCTTGTGGGCTAAGACACCCCGGCTCGTCACCGATGTTTTTACGCCCCCATTTTGTTTTGCGACGAAAGACGCCGGCTTCAGGGTCGTAGTCGAGTAAGGTTTTAAGAGTGTCATGGTCGATCATGGTTTTTATTTTACGGTTTTATTTTTTATCTAGCAACAAAAAAATTTTTAAAAAGTTCGTGCAGACCCTTCGTATTTCTTAAAGGAGATCCCTCGGCCCAGCCTCCCCCGCCTTTCGACCTGGATCGACCCCAATCAGCTCAATGAATGTAGACTTAAAGCATTACGTTAAGTTGACAATCAAACGTCGGATCGTCATGCACTTGAAGGGTTGCGTCACGCGTTAGCAAAACGTCGGATCGTCATGACGATCTAGGTCCATGCAGAGTGTTTGCGCCTGGACGGCGCGGGACAAAAAACGTCGGATCGTCGGATTGCCATGACGTTTCAGGTCGCTGAAAACTTTTGCTGGTTGCTATACTATTATGTTTACATTTATTCTAAAACTCCCTATAACAACTCTCATGACGATATGACGTTTTCAAGCAGCGCCTCGCATTCAACGCCATGTTGTCCGACGATTCGACGACGATCCGCGACTATATCCACAATTAATCGCCCAAAATGGGGCAAAACATAACAAAACTCTTTACGGCTCTCAAAAAACGTGAGAGGATAACATATCCACAAAGGAGCCAAGACCATGACTGACTTAGACCTGACAAACGACCTGATCGACGTTCGCGACATCATCGCGCGCATCGAGGACATCGAAAACGACGACGACAAGCGCGGTGAGACGACTATGCTCATGGCGATAATGAGCGACTTAGACGGTGCTGGCGGTGATGAGCAGTGGCGCGGCGACTGGTATCCGATCACGCTCATCCGTGACAGCCACTTCACCGATTATGCGCGCGAGCTGCTAGAAGATATCGGCGACTTACCGCGCGAGCTGCCGCATTATATCGAGATCGATTGGGATGCTACCGCGCGCAATATCCGCGTCGATTACACGCCGGTGACAATTAACGGCTTTACATACTGGACAAGGTAACAACAGGCGACGCTAGCAATGGCGTCGCCTATTTTGTAACGTATCCACACAGGAGCCTAAACAATGACAAGCTTAAAAGAATGGATGGACGCACAATGGCAAGAGCCGGGCGTTAAGTTCTCCGGCCATGGCGTCGTGTATATCGGAACCTGTCTTGCCGACATGCAGGTGCGCGGCGGGACAGCGCGCAATCCTACAATCGACAAAGAGACTAAGAAGCGCCGCGCCGGGCTGGCGATGTATAACGAAAAGCTAAAGCCGATCATTTTGGCCGAAGCAACCAAAACGGACGGCGTGTATCGCTGGCCAAAGACCGAAGCGCCGGCCAAAGCCGAACCTGTAGCCGCAATACCGCGCAAGCGCGTTCCCAAGGCTAAGCTAGAACAGGCGGCCGCGATCATAGCCAAAGTGCCGCCGGAAGAGCTGGCGACGTTCCTTGCGCGGTTCGGCTTGTCACTGTCGCTCGCCGCGTCCATTGCGTCGCTCGACAACGCCGAGATGATCGCACGTCAATTCTTGAGGGCAACGCTGTGATTGAATTAGAGCTGGAAGCCAAAGCGATAGAAGAGTTGATAGAGCTGTTATCCGCCCTACCAACTCGAACAAATCATCTGGACGACGCGCTGCTAACGCTGCGCGACGTTTACGACAACGCAGCCGAAGAATACTGGACAGAAAAGTGGAGCAACCCGTGACCTACCATATTGACTATGAGCTTGATGAATTCCAGCCGTGGCCGGGGATGGCGATATACGCCTACGGCGTCGCGACCATCTCTTACAAGTGGGAGGGGCGCGACCGCGACACGGGCGACGACGCCGGCCCGTACGACATAGAGCTAGAACACCTCACAATAAGCGCCGATAAGGCTAAGGAGCCTGACCGCTGCATAGAGCAGACCGATCCACTCTTTAGGCAGGTCGAGTCCATCCTATGCGCCAGCCGCGACGTGTACGCCGCATGTAAGGAAGATTATGAAAACTGACCTGATCGCCTTCGCCATCGGCGCAGCGCTGGCAATCCCCGCGCTCGCCTTATTCGTAACATATCTACTGGGGGGCTTGTGATGTTATACGTTGATGACGTTATGCACATTCTGGGCATAGACAATGATTGGATCGCGCGCTGCATCCTTGCGCGCATGGACTTAGACTTCTCTGAATGCACGCACGAAGAATTTATAGCCGAATGCAAGCGCGCGGCGGCCGAGTTCTATGAAGAGTGCGCCAACGCCGAACAAGGAAGCTAGGCCATGCGAGTTTTAATCGCTTGCGAGTTTAGCGGCGCAGTCCGTGA